AAATGCACTTTGACGAAACAGATGCTCAGCAAGAAACTTTAACTGCTGGTTCTTCTATCTCATTTGTTTTATTACCAGAGGGTAATGATTCAGGAGATGCAAGTTACACAGGAACAGGAATTGTTACTGGTATGAGTATTAATAACTCAATGGACGCAATCGTTTCAAGAACTGTTACTTTTCAAGGAACTGGTGCATTAACTGTAGGTACTGTATAATCCTAATTTATGTCAGTTATTGATAGAGTTAAATCTCATTTTGAAACTCTTAAAACTATCACTATTGAAGTTGAGGAGTGGAAAGACGAGCATGGTAATGCTAGTGTATTCTATTCAGAACCATTAACCCTTGAAGAAAAAAACATTATCTTTAAGAAGTCTAGTAATTTTCAAGACTTAACTGTTCTTGTTGATTTACTTATAATGAAGTTATTAGTTAAGAATGATAAAGGCGATATGGTAAAAGCCTTTAGCCCAGAAGATAAATTTGCATTAAGAAAAAAAGCAGATTCAAATATTATATCTGATGTTGCTAACAAGATACTTTTAGATACTCATTACGAGGAAGCTGAAAAAAAGTAGATAGCGACCCTGATGTTAGGTCGCTTTTAATAGTAGCAGATAGATTACACATCACAATCCAACAAGTTCTTGATATGCCTGTTAGCCATTATAATCTTTGGTTAGCTTACTTGAAAAAAGAACAAGAACAGTATAAAACGAAACAATCATTAGCAGAAGCAAGAAAGTTTAAATAATGGCACAAAAACTTAATATAGACATTGTAGCAAGAGATAAATCCAAACAGGCTTTAAATGGTGTTCAAAAATCTTTAGGTAGATTAAAAAACTCTGTATTTAATTTAAGAAATGCTTTTTTAGGTTTAGGTGCTGGTCTAGTCGTTAGAAATTTAGTCAATACAGGAAAGCAATTAGAAAATTTAAGAACTAGATTAAAGTTCTTGCTTAAAGATACAAACGAGGGTGCAAAGGCATTTGATAACATGACCAAGTTTGCATCTAAAGTTCCTTTTTCACTAGAGGAGATACAAGCTGGTGCTGGTATTCTTGCAACAGTTACAGATAATGCTGATGACTTACAAAAAATGTTAGAGATAACAGGGAATGTTGCATCTGTTACAGGATTAGATTTTAGAACTGCTGGAGAACAAATACAAAGATCATTTAGTGCTGGTATAGGTTCAGCAGATATATTTAGAGAAAAAGGTGTTAGAAATATGCTTGGCTTTAAAGCTGGTGCAACTGTATCTATTGAAGAAACAGTACAAGCATTTGAAAGAGTTTTCGGTAAAGATGGAAGATTTGGAAAAGCTACAGATGAATTAGCAAATACTTTTGAGGGAACTTTATCAATGATAGGAGATAAAGTATTTAATTTTAAAAAGGTTTTATTAGAAGCTGGATTCTTTGAAGAACTTAAAAATCAATTTGGAGATTTAGATAAATTCTTACAAGATAATGCAAAAGATTTAGATAGAATTGCAACATCAGTTGGTAAAAATTTAGCACAAGGAATGGTAAGAGTAGTTCAAGTAGGTAAAGATTTAATTCCTACAATAAATAAAATAGGTTCAGGTTTAAAAAGTATCTTTGATGGATTTATGGCCATGCCAGAATTTGCAAGAGAAATTGGTATTGTTGGTGCTTTTTTATTAGGTAAAAAAGGTGCTGTAGGTTTAGCTTCAATAAGTTTTGTAATTGACAAAGTTAGTGATTTATTAAAAAAGGAAAGAATTGGAAGTGGTTTAATTGATGTTGCTAATATTGAAGAAGCTAATTTAAGATTAGCAGAGATTAATAAACAATTAGAAGATGGATTAAAAAAAGAATATGAATTTATAGATGTAAGAGGTAAAGGAACAGTAATTTTAGAAGATTATAAAACATTAACTGAAGATCAATTAAACCTTTTAAAAAAACAAAAATTAGAATTAGAAGATTTTATTAAATTCGAAAAAATTAAAAATGGTGTTTTATCAAAATCAAATCATCATATGTTTGAAATGGCAAATAATGTTGAAAAAATAAAAGAAGAACAAAAAGAAATAGTTAAATTTACATCTGTATCTAACCATCATATGTTTGAAATGGCTAATGCAGTTAAGAAAACAGAAAAAACATTTCAAGAAATGAATGAAACTGTTTTAAAAAATATTGAAAATAAATTCAAAAATATTTCAACTATAATTAAAGAAAGTATTAATAGTGGTATTACAAAAATGTCAGAAGCATTATCAAGATCATTAGTATTTGGAGAAAAATTATCTGATACATTAAGAAATATGGCGTTAAATGTTTTAGGTAAAATTGTTGCAACATTAATAGAACAAATAGTAAGACAACAAATACAAATTGCTATGGAAAATACACATATTGCACAACTTATGCACAAATTAGGAATTGAAAAATTGATTACAAAAGAAAGACAAACACAAGCAAAAGCACAAGAAAATCAAAACAAAGCAAAAGGTACTGCTATGCTTATGTCAGGAAATCCATTAGGATTTTTAGGCTTTATGGCCAAAGGTGGTGCAGTAACAAAAGGTCAGCCATATTTAGTTGGCGAACAAGGTGCAGAATTATTTGTACCTAATCAAACAGGCCAAATAACACAATCTGCTAGAGGCACAGGAAATGGTGGAAGTACAACAGTTAATTTTAATATCAACACAGTAGATGCTTCTGGCTTTGAAGAATTACTTGTAAGATCAAGAGGAACTATTACACAATTAATTAATAACGCAGTTAATGAAAGAGGGAGTAAAAACTTAATCTAATGTCAGGTGCTTTTCCAATATCTACTGCTAAGTTTGAATCTTTAGGAATAAAGTCTATTCAAAATACTATTATCTCAAAAACTGTATCTGGTAAGAAACTTGCTAGACAAATAGATGGTCAAAGATGGGGATTTACTGCTAGAGTAATTACAGCAAAAAGAAGTGATGTTTATGGCGATCTTATGGCCTTTATAGTTAAACAAAGATCAGGCAAAGAAAACTTTACTATAATCCCACCAGAAGTAGAAGATGCTAGAGGTACTGCATCAGGTACTCCTCATGGAACAGCAAGTGCTGGAGATACATCTATAACATTAGGTGGTACAGGCACAGGAACTTTAAAAGCTGGAGATATGATTAAATTTGCTAATCATTCTAAAGTTTATATGGTCGTTGCAGATCAATCAGATATTTCTACAGGCACTCTAACTATTGAGCCACCTTTAACTACAGCAGTTTCTTCATCAGATATAACTTATGATAATGTTGCATTTACAGTTCACTTAACAAATGATGTTCAAGAGTTTGGTGTAGCTGGTGCAGATAAAGATGGTAATGCTTTATATCAATTTGAATTTGATGTAGAAGAAGCACTTTAATGAAAAAATATAAAATAACCCACAAGATAACTGCCGATTTTATTGCCGAAGTTATTGTGAATGAAGATCAAATAGATGCTAGTATTAACGATCTTAAAGAATACAAGAAACCTAATAGCAAATTTGAATATACTATGTTAAAAGGTACAGAAAGTGTAACCCAAACAACTTACGAAGAATATGACGAGAAGCCTAACAACAGCGATAAAGAACGAACTAGCGACTAATGATATTAGGCCTGTTCATCTTATTACTATTGGTTTTTCTACTCCTGTTAATATAACAGATTGCTCATTTGATCTAACATCATCAGTTTCAGGCTCATCAGTTACCTATTCTTCTAGTGATTTTGTATTAGGTATATCTAATCATAGTGAACAAACAGATTTAACTAAAGCTAGTTTGAGTTTATCATTATCAGGTGCAGATCAAACATTTATATCTTTAGTTTTAAATGAAAATGTAACTAATGACACAGTAGATATTTATAGAGGCTTTTTAAATGATTCTAATACATTAATTGCTGACCCATTTCTTTTATATAAAGGTCATATAGAAAGTTTTGGGATACAAGAATCAGAAAAAGATAGCACAGTTGGTTTATCGATAGTTTCACATTGGGCTGATTTTGAAAAAAAGAATGGTCGTAAAACAAACAATGTATCACAACAAAGATTCTTTAGTACAGATGTTGGAATGGATTTTAGTTCTCAAACTGTATTAGATATTAAATGGGGTAGGGCGTAATGGGTTGGAAAAAATTTGTAAGCAAAATTACTTCTCCTGTTTTAAAAGTATTAGGAGTTAATCCTTTTGTTGCTTTAGGTATTAGTTTATTTTTATCTTGGATATTAAGACCAAAAGTTCCTGAAATAGAAGATTTTGGAACTAACTCTTTTGATGATTTTGAAAGAGGATTATTAGTTAATAAACAATCTAATGACGCAAACATTCCTGTAATTTATGGAGAAAGACTTACAGGGGGAACTAGAGTTTTCATGGAAACTTCTGGTACAGATAACACTTACTTATATATGGCTATCGTTATGGCAGAGGGAGAAATAAACGATATAACTGAAATTAGAGTAGATGATAAAATAGTTACATTTGCATCTAGCTTATCAGATGGTTCAGCAGTAGAAGTAGATAGTTCTGATGCTAATTTTTATAAAGATAGCGAAAGTTTAATTAGATTAGAACCACATTTTGGAACTGATGGTCAATCAGCATCATCTTTATTATCTACATTATCATCTTGGGGAAGTAATCATAAATTATCTGGTCTTTGTTATTTAGCAATTAGATTAAAATGGAATTCTGACGCATTTGCTGGACTTCCTAAAATACAGGCAAAGATACAAGGTAAAAAAGTTAAAACATATAATGCAAGTCTTGTAGAACAATCTGCAAGTTATCAAACAAATCCAGCATGGTGTTTATTAGACTATTTAACTAATACTAGATATGGAAAAGGTTTAACAACATCAGAAATAGATTTACAAAGTTTTTATGATGCTTCACAAGTTTGTGAAACACAAGTAGAGCCATATTCAGGTGGTAGTAATATAAATATTTTTGACACAAATACTGCTCTTGATACTTCAAGAAATATCTTAACCAATGTTAGAGAACTTATAAAAGGTTGTAGAGGCTATCTTCCATATAGTGCTGGTAAATATAGTTTAGTTATTGAAACAACAGGAACTGCAAGTATTACATTAACAGAAGATGATATTATAGGTGGTTATAGTTTAACAACACCTGATAAAAACGAAAAATATAATAGAGTTATAGTTGGATTTATTGACCCATCAAGAAATTATCAAGTTAATGAAATTCAATGGCCACCTATTGACGATTCAGGATTACCAAGTGCAGATCAACACGCAACTATGAAAACTGCTGATGGTGGTTTTTTATTAGAGGGTAGATTTTCATTCAGTACAATTACTAGCCAATATCAAGCAGAAGAAATGGCAGAGGTTATACTTAGAAGAAGTAGAGAAGCATTATCTTTAGGAATAACTGTAAGTTTAGATGCTTATGATTTAGCGATTGGCGATATAGTAAATATTACACATTCTTCTTTAGGATTTTCTGCTAAACCTTTTAGAGTTCTTGGAATTACATTTAATGAAGATTTTACTGTTGGTTTATCTTTAGTAGAGCATCAAGATAGTCATTATACTTGGGCTACAAAAACACAAGCTACAGCAACACCAACAACAAACTTACCTAATCCATTTACTATCCAACCACCAGCAAGTGTAACTTTAGATGATACCTTAATTGAATATAATGATGGAACTGTAATTGTAGCTTTAGATGTATCAATAGGTGCTTCTCCAGATAGCTTTATTGATTATTACCAAGTAGAGTACAAAAGGAGTACAGATTCAGATTTTATTATTTATGCACAAGGTTCAGGATTAAATCACAGAGTTTTAAATGTAATTGACCAAGAAACTTATGATGTAAGAGTTAAAGCTGTAAATAGTCTAGGAGTTTCATCAACTTATGTATCAGCACAAAGAACAATCATTGGTGCTATTGAACCACCTAGTGATGTAGAAGATTTTGCTTGTAATATTGTAGGACAAGAGGCTCACTTATCATGGACACAAATACCTGATCTTGATTTAGCATATTATAATTTAAGATTTAGTGA